TGGGCTACACGGAAGTGCTTTCCAAGGGTCTGGGCGTCATGGACGCCACTTCCATCGCCATGTGCCGCGACAACCGGATGCCCATTATTGTTTTCAATTTGAATACAACTGGCAATATAATGCGTATTGCGACAGGTGAGGCTATCGGTACGTTGATTCATTAACTTACGAATATACTTGAAAATTACGTACCGTTCATGTACCATAAGGACATGAAGGTTTTCGCTCTATCCGCCCTGCTCACCGCCGCGCTTTCCGCACAGGACGCCCGGCAAATCACCCTCATCCAAGAACATGAAGCGATGGGGCGCCGCGCAGCCGCCCGCATCGAGCACCAAACGAGCCGCGCGCCGGCCACCGCGCCCCAACAGACCAAGCGGTCGGCGCTAAGCCCCGCCGACGCCGCGGTGCTCCGCAAGGCGATGGAACGCTTGGCGCCATGCCTCACCGGGAAGCTCACCAAAGATCCCGATTCCCCGTTATACGTCCCCGAAGTGGACGAAGCGTGCTTAGCAGGGAGGCCGTAGAATGATCCTACACGCGCCCGAAGACGACCTGGAAGCATACAGCATGAACCGGCTTCAGAACTCGGCGCGCAGGGCGATCAAAGAGCACCTTTTGCTCTGCGAGCGATGCCGCCTCCGGTTGTCGGCTACCGGCGTCTACGTTCGCGCGATGCGCGCCGGGACGGCCGCCCTTGACCGGGAAACCATGGGACGCGACTAGGATCATCCGACATGCTCACGATCTATCGTCGTCATCTGGAAGACATCCCCGGCGATCCACCGATTGAGCGATGCAAGAGCAAGCTCAAGAAGCGCGGCCTTTCCATCCGCGAAATCCGCACCTGGAAGCGCTGCGATTGTCCGCTATGGATCATCGGGACCGATCCCCGCGGCGCGTACCACCGCCACACTCTCGACACCGCCAGTTGGGCCTCCGCCGAAGAGAAGAAGCGCAAGATCGAAGCCGGAATTGAGGAGCGCGTCCGAGTCCTGATATCCAAGGCGCTTGACGATTGGACCGATGCCCTCCTGGCCGCCAAGCGCAAACAAACCACCGTGAGGGCGGTACATGGCGCGATGGCGAAGACCCTCAAGGATTGGAGCGCCCACGCCGGCTACGAGTACCTGGATGAACTCACCCTCTCCGTGCTTGATAAATTCGTGGGGTCTTGGGACTACGCCTCCACCACCCACCGGGGCCGCATCGACCTCATGCGCTCGTTCTTCCGGTTTTGTCTCAACCGGAAGTGGATCAAAGAGAATCCCGCCTCGGGCCTGATAAAGCCGGAGGAAGACCTTGAGCCGACGCTCCCGTTCACCGCCGATGAGGAGAAACTGATCTTCGCCGCCGCCGAGCGCTTCCTTGAGCGCCCGAACTTCAACGGCCTGTGGGTTCGCTACGCACAGACGGCCATCGCCCTGCTGTACGTCATGCGATGGACAGGGCTCCGTGCTACCGATGCGGTTCTGTTCGAGCCCCGGAAGATCCAGACCGTCACCGTGGACGGGACCGAAGTCGCGGTATACGAAACGTACCAGATGAAGACCGGAAAATGGGTAATGTGCCCGATCCCTCCCCACGTGGCCGCCCTTATCAGATCCGCACCCCGGCTGAGCGAGGAGCACGCGTTCATTCCCGCGGCGGACGCAGGATACATGACGGAACCCCGGCGCGTGTCGAACAACTTCTATACGGGCTTCCTCTGCCCTTTGGCGACTCTTTCAGGCGTCCCCGAGGTGCGCGCCCATCGGTTCCGGGACACCTTCGCCGTGCGGCTCCTGGAACAGGGGAAACCCCTGGAAATCGTCCAGGCTCTCCTCGGCCACAAGTCCATCCGGACTACCGAGAAACACTACGCGCCGTGGGTGAAGTCAAGACAGGAAATGCTGGTACGCGAGGTCATGCGGACCTGGTGAACGGATTTACGGACGCGCCCAAATTATGAACATCGCCAGCGCCAACATGGCGAGCATCCATAGCGGCCAGAAGTACCTCTGCCCCACCTACGCAGCCCCCTTATTGAGCATCCGCCGGTGGAGAAGTTTTTCCGCGTTTGAGCGGATCGAAAACCTCCACCACGTGCTCCGCCAGAATCGCCTTCTCCGACAACCCGCGTTCCAGACGAATGGCTGCGCGCTCAATAACGTCCAGTGCTTCATCTCCAGGGCGACCTCCTAGCCTTATACATAAGGCGTTCAAACGCTCCCACCAGGTCATCGTCAAATTCATTTACCCCACCCCCTTGTTCACCATGCGCCGATGCACCCTCTCTACCACGCTGGCCGGGATGCGCAGCGTTGTATGTGCCCGCCTTGTCCGCGTACTCACCCCCCGGCCGAATTTCAGGACCCCCTCCTCGTCCTGGAAGATGCGGCGAATGGACTTCGGGTTCAGGCTCCACCATTCGGCCACCTGCTCCGGCGTGTAGTGCGGTTCATCCGGCTTAACAAGCGTCATCGCCCCACTCCCGCCAGCGCCCCGGTAACGTGCCCGCGCAACTCATCGATGGCGTACATCCCGAGTTCGAACATCGCGCCCTGAACGAATCCGAGCCATCGATTTACCTTCCCGTCGGATGGCAGATTCGGGATTACGGACAGCATCCACCGCAAGTGATACAGCTTTTCGCTCGCGGTCAGATTCACTTGTGAGGTGTCCGTCTTTCTTGCGCCATCCCCCAGGTTGCCTGCGCCATGTTTGACGATTCGCTCATCATACGCCCGGCATAGCTCCCACAACCGCTCCCGGTCGGACCATTCCGCCGGCGTATCGGCAACCGCCTTCGGGCGCCACAACGTGACTACGTCCCACTCTCGATCCTTCATTCGCACCCCTCGAACAACCCCATCTGCCCCACTGCCTCTCCCAACTCAAACACCCGGAGCCTCACTCCCTTGCGGGCCGCGTATTCCCGCGACCACTGTTCCGCGTGCGCGGCCGTGTTGGCGATAGCCGCCCGCTCGCCCTTCGCGTGGTTGCGTCCGCCACAGACGCAATCGCAGGCGGTGTGCCTGGCGCCGTAGCAGCGCGCGTCGCACCGCCCGACGCACCCCTCCGAGTTGTACACGCTCAGCAGCGTCATGGCTCATCCTTGCGGTTCGCTCGACATCGCCCGCTCCTCAAACCGCACGATCTCGCCGAAGAACGACATCGGTATAATGCCCTCCGGGCCGTCCCGTTGCTTGGCAACGATCAACTCGGCAAACCCGTCCTTGGGATCGTCCGGCCTGCGGTATACGTCCTCGCGGAAGATGAACCCCACCAGGTCGGCATCCTGCTCCACCGCGCCCGATTCACGCAAGTCCGACAGTACGGGCCTGTGGTCCTGTCGTGCGTCCACGGCCCGGCTCAGTTGGCTCAGGGCAATGAACGGCACATCGCAGTCTTTGGCGATCACCTTCACGTTGCGGCTGATACGCGACATCTCAGAAACGCGGAACTCATCCTTCCCCTGTAGGAGCAACTGAAGGTAGTCCAGAATCACAAGGTGCAGGCCTCCACGCGCCTTTTCCTTGCGAATCTTGGCGTGGATATCCTCCATGGTCGTGTTTGCCCGCTGGTCGATCAGTATCCGGTCATCCGCCGCTATCTCGCCCGCCGCACGCCCGATAGCTTTCCGCTCCTCTTCGTTAAGCCATCCGCCGGTGAACCGTCTGAGATTCACACGCGCGCGCGAACAGATAAGCCGGTCCAACAGGCTCACGTCCGACATCTCCAGCGAGAAGATCGCAGTGCGCTTGTCGTGATCCACCGACACCCGCTCCGCGATATTCAGTGCCAGCGCCGTCTTTCCCATCCGTGGCCGTGCGCCGATTACATACAAGCGACCGCCCTCGAATCCCCCGGTCAGAGTGTCCAGCATCGGGTAGCCCGACGCCAGCCCTCTAGCGCGCGTCTTCCGGTCCAGGTATTTCTGGAACCCTCCCTCACGAGTTATGATCTGGGACGCGGTGAGGAACGTTGTCTCGGAGCACCCTTCTGCCAGGGCGAGAATCGTAGAGTTTGCGCCGGCCAGTATCTCAGCCGGGATTTCATCCCCGGCCAAACATCGATTCTGTAGGTGCTCCGCGGCGAAGTAGATTCGCCGCAGCGTGGACTTATCCAGCACGATCCGAATGTAGCTGTCGATGTTCGGTATCCTGGGCAGGCCGTCATCGAGCGAGACCAGGTAGCCCAAGCCGTCGCAGGACTCCAGTTGGTCGCACTTCATCAACTCGTTGGCGACGGTCACGCGGTCGATGCGTTCGCCGCGCGACTGGAGATCTCCCATGCGCCGGAAGATGCGCCGATGCTTCTCGAGACTGAAGTCATCGGCTTCGAGCGCGCCGGCCGCTATGACGTACCACGTATCATCGAGCAGAATGGAGCCAAGCACGAACCGCTCGGCGTCCACGTTCGCCGGCAGCCCCGCGCTCACTGCCGTTCCCCAGTAATGGATTTCGGATCGAAGTATGCCGTCGGCTTCTCGGGAGCCGACGCCTTGAAGCCGCTGTACTTCCCCTCGGCGATGAACTTCGAGGCCCACGGAACAAACTTGCCGTCATCCTTGCGCCAGTCATCCGACGCGATGGCCCGCCGCAAGCCGGCCAGGATCGCCTCATCCTCGGCGCGTGAGATGAAGATCTGGCAAGCCATCTGCTCATCGAACCGATGCGCCGGGTACAGACGCTTAAATTCGTCCCAGCGCGCGATGGACACCACCTCTTCGGTAGCCGGAGTTGGAGGCGCCTGTTTGATCGCTCCGCCCGCCTTCACAGGCCGCCCTCCGCGCTTGCCGTTCTCCGCGAGCTGCGCGCGTCGCTCCTCATCGCGCACCATGCGCCGGGAAAAAATGACGCGATCCTCGGTCCGGCTGAACACGCCGCGCTCCGCCAGCTCGGCGAGCAGGCGCGAGTATTCGTCCAGGGGCAGGCCCACCAGCCGCAAAACGAACTCCAGCGGGAGCGCCCCACGCTCATCGGCCAGATGTCCGTACGGCGTCCCCTCATGCATCAGGCATAAGAGGTCCGCCCAGAGCCCGCGCGCCGCGATGGAGCATTGGCGGAGCGCAAGATCCCAAATCCACTCCTTCGGATAGAACTGAAACGACGGCCGCTTCATGCGATCCTCGGCATTTCCGTCCACTCGCGCCCATCCAGCATCCGCCCCTCCGCCTTCTTACCCCACTGCTTAAAAAAGAACGGGATATCGGCCCTCCGGCATTGCTCCCGGAGGGATCGAGCCCAATCCGGGTCTATCGGGCGAGCGCCTGGCCCGCTCTCGCCGCCCACTATTACCCAGTTCAGATTTCCAAGGCCCTGCGCCGGAGGCCCCAACAGCGGCTCCATGGAAGCGAACCGCACCGAAGCGCCCGGAACCTTCGCGAGAGATTCCAGCCGAAGAGCCGTGCTGGAGTCGGTAACCGTCACTCCCGGCCAGACGTTCCGCGGGATCGGGTTACTCCGCCAGTACGCCAGCATCCGCCGCCCGCGCTTCGTCAGCAGGATGTAGACGTGCGGCGAATCCGCCATCGCCGGCAGGGCCGGCGTGAGCCACGTCTCCGGGTCGATGCTCTCCGTGAATGGGTCCGACAGGTCGCACACGAAGATGATGCGCGGATACCCGTCGAGCCACGGCTTGTCCGGCCGCGGCTTCCCGGTCAGGTCCGGCCACTTGATAGCTTTCGCCAGGCGGCCCTGGATCAGCGTCGGGGTATCGAAGGACGGCCCCCATCCTGGAAGCCCCGCGTACCGCCCCACGAGCGCGGCTGCATAGCAATGGCTCTCAGGTTTACCCTTCCGGTGAAGCTCGCATCCATCGCATCCCACGATCTCATTGACCGTGGAGTCGCACCAGCCGATGTCCGTTTTAATCCCCACACCACACCACCCCGGCGATCAGCCGATCTCCGACGGCCAGCATGGCCGCATCGTATTCCGCGCGAGTTGCGCACTTACGCGACAAAACCAGGGCGATTCCATCCGCATAGATGTAGTGGACCGTGCCGTATAGCGGACGCGTGCAACCCGCCCCATGGCTGTAGCCCTTGTCCGGCCAGATACACGCCTCGCAGCCCCTCACCTGGGCCGGCGGACCGACGGTGAATGACTTGTTTAGGTATTGCGTACAGCCTCCCACACCACAGCCGGCCTCCCGCTGGCCGTCTTCCGCGTTTTCCCCGAGGCCCGCACCTTGCCGGCCCGCACCAGTTCGATCCGCCGCGGCCGTTCCGTGCTCGGGTTCAGCTTCAACGAGCGCTGGATCTCCTCATCCGTAAGGCCGCCGAATTTCCGCGAGATGATGTCGAGAACGGCGGCCCGGTCCACCTTGGCGCCCGGACGCATCGCCTCCGCCGCGCCAATCGAGGTCGGGGAGTGCGGTTGGTACGGCAGCATCTCCGGAGCGTCGAACATCTAGAGTTGACCGCTCATCGCCATCACCGAACAATCGTTACCTTGCCCTTGACCAGATACTCTTCCGCGGCCTTTGTCAGCCAGTAAGCCTTGGTGGTCAAGTCGCGCTGTTTGCCTCGGATCTTGTCCACTATCCGGTCAAGCCCTTCAGTGTCGCGCGCCTTTGTCAGCAGGCGCGCCTGCTTCCACCCCTCGCGGATCTCGGCTTCGATCACTATCTTTTCGAGCGCCGTGTACATATCGCGTTCTTCGATGAGGCCGAGGGCAACCAAGTCGCCCTTAACCCTGTAGTCGATATGCCGTTCACGGCCGCCGCCGTTCGACATCGCCACCAAAGTGAACATCTGGCTGGAAGTCAGCTTGATCTGCTTTACGATCTCGATGTTTTCTCGCGTCATAATCCTCGCGCCCTCCTGTTCCGCACCTCTCGCGCCAATTCCTCGGCCACCTGATGCGCCGGGCCCGGTCCATTTCGCTCCCAATAGGGAGTCGCGAACTCCCGCAACGCATCGGCCCGCGCCGCCAGGAGCGCGGTAGCCGCGCGCTCCGTGAACACAGCCTTATGCGCGTGGCTGAGGAACGTGGGAGCATACATCCCAACCAACGCAGTCGCCGACTCCCTGCACTTCGCCAATTCGCCCGCAACGTCCATCGTCAGATCCTCATCGGCATCACGATGTACCGGTAGTCGCCGCTCCCGGACGGCCGCAACTCACCCGCTGCTTTCGCCTCGCTCAGGTGCAGCGTCACCGCCTCGGCATCCACCACTCCCAGGAAATCCGCCAGGTAGGCCGCGTTGAAGCCGATCTCCAGCGGCGCGCCCGCGTAGTCGCATGGCACCGCATCCGCGCTTTCGCCGCTCTCCATCGTGGATGCCGACACCTCCAACTCGCCGTCCTTGAGCGACAGGCGTATCGCGTGGCTCCGCTCATCGGCGAACTGCGCCACGCGCGATATCGCCGCCGCCAACTGCGCCCGGTTGACCGTTACCACCGTCTTGGAGTCTTTCGGCAGTATGCGCTGATAGTCCGGGAAGTTGCCAGACATCTTGCGCGTCGTCAGGAGCGCATCCCCGGACCGGAAGAACAGGTGATTGTCATCCTGTGAGATAGCGAAGGATTCCGCCCCGTTCGTCAACTGGGACAGGTTACGTATGGCGGATGCCGGCAGCAGGAAATTCGTAGGCTGCTCGCCGGCCAAGTCCGCCGCCGCGACCGCCAGGCGGTGGCCGTCGGTTCCCACCAGGCGCAAGTGCCCCTCGCGATGGTCGAACAACGCCCCGTTGAGCGTGAACCGGGATTGTTCCGTGGTGATGGCCAGCCTGACCCGATTGACCAGCGTCAAAAACATCGCAACCGGGACGGTGAGAACGGCCTCCGGCATGGCGGGTAGTTCGGGAAAGCCCTCGGCGGACATCCCGGCGATGCGCGTGCGCGACCGGCCGGCCGTCACCGAAGCCCAGAAATTCTCGCCCACCTTGAAACCGACATCCCCATCCGGCAGCAGCCGGCTGTAATCCGCCAGCTTCTTCGCCGGCAGGGTCGTAACGCCCGGCGTCGTCACCTTCGCCTCGATGCGCACGCTCAGCGCGGCATCCAGGTCCGTGGCCGTTAGGGTCAAGCTGTCCGCTTCGGCCTGCAACCTGACGTTCGACAGGATCGGGATAGTGGAGCGCTTCTCCACCACCCTGGAAGCCAGGGCGAGCGCCGAACATAGGGCGGACTTTGAGACGGAAAACTGCATACTGATCCTCCAATAGTTGATGGCTTGTTGTGGTCTGCCCGCGCGGCTACCTACCCGGCGGAGTCCAGAAGATCGGGATACGGCCCGGATTCTCCCGGAAGTATCGGTCCAGGGCGTCGTAGAACTGCTGGCGCTCCTCGGGAGAGAGTTGCCTGGGCGGAGGCGCGGGAGCGGGAGCCGGCCCCGGCTGACGCGCTACCTGGTACGCGATTCTTTCCGCCGCGGCGCGCTCGCGCGCCCCACGCTCCTGAATGGCCTTGATAGCATCGGAACTCGGCAGCGGCTCCGCATTTGCGGCGGCCAAAGATGACGCCACGGCGTCTCGCACCGTGGAAGACATCCAGCCCGGCAGCAGCTCGGCATTTGCGGCGGCCGGAGAAGGAGCGATCACCCAATACAGCGCCTGGATGATCGGACTCTCTCCAATCTCCTGCCCGGTGAAAGTGAGCGCCGTGCCGCTGAGGGTATAGTCCGTTCCTCCCAACATCAAGAGCCCGTTCACGTACACCATTACACCCGTGTTCGCCGCTGGCGTTCCGGTCAAAGCGAACCTCTGGCCCCGTGTCTGGAAGACATCGAGCCGCGGCGTCAAGACAACCGACTGCGTATAGACCGGCGCCTGTCCGCGCGCCGGCCCGAGCGATAGCGACGCGCAAAGCAGCGCCGCCGCCAAGACGTACTTAATGCTGGATTTCATGGTTTCCTTTGGGCTGAATTATCGAAGAACGCACCTACCGCTCCACGCAGCAGGGAAATAGACAGTCACATCGAACGTGGTGGGGTCCGACACCCACCCGTTAGGCTCCAAGTTCACCGGTGGAGTATCGGCGCTATAGCAACTCACCGTCAGGTCCGCCGTGCCAAGATTGTGCGTTGCACCCAGAACGGTGATCGATGTCTGCCCTGTGAAGTTGGCCGTATACCGCACAGCCACCGGCTGCCACTGGCCGGCGCTGGCGCTCCAGCGCATCATCTGGCCATCGGACGGAGTGGCGGAGGACACCGCCTTACCCTGAAGTTTCGCAACTGTGGCCGAGGTCAGAGCGCCGGAGAGATCACCTCCGGGTGTTATCGCCGCCTCTAGGTCCGCCTGGTTCGCCAGCGTTCCCCCGATTTGCCCCCACGTGCCGCTTGCGCCCGCGACAAATCCGGGTACCCAGGCCGAACCGCTCCACGTCGGCGATTGCCCTGGCTGTGCCCCGTTCTGCGCGAGCTGCTGCCACTGCACCATGTAGGATGGCAATGGGGTCGTAGTCACAACCACGGAACCCACTTCCACCGGAGCGGAACCCGTTGGCACTACCCAGGTCTCAGTCCACGCCCTTCCGCCCGTCAAAGACCACGAAACCGAGTAACTCGTGCCGCTCGGCACGCAGGTGTCATTTGGCATCAGGCTGACGTTAAATAGCCCACCGGTGAACTTGACGGCTACCGTTTTATCCCCCACGTAAACCGGCCCGGATTTGCAGACGCCGTTCGGGCGAATGAGCGCTTGCCCGCTCGCCGGCGTACCGTCCGGATTGACCACGGTTTGTGATATGGCCGTCGTACCGGGACCGTGCTGACTGAACCACAGCGTTACCCAGGCGGGAGCCGAAACCGTGCCAACGACCACGGAATCGACGGAAACAGGACTACTGCTTGTTGGCACGTTCCAGGTCTGAACCCACATAGCGCCCCCGGCCAGCGCCCATGAAGCGGTGTACGAGGTGCCACTCGGCACGCACGTATCGTTAGGCACTAAGCTGACACTGAACGCGCCGCCGGAGAAGGTCACGGATACGGTCTGGTTTCCGACGTAATCCGACCCGGATTGGCAAGCGGCCGATGGTCGAATGTAGACCGTTCCACTCGCCGGCGTGCCGTCCGGATTTACGACCGTCTGCGTCAGGGTCGTTGTCGCCCCGAACATTGATACGCCGCCGGCCAGAAACAATAGAAGTCTCTTCATGCCTTTCACATTCCCCCCGCCGCCGCAAACTGCCGCGGCCCTTCGCACGCCGGCAATCGATCCGAGCATATCTGCCGTATGTGCGCCGTGACTGACGCGCGCCGCCGCATCGGTTCCACCGATACCCGGACCTCATTGAAGTAGTCCCGCACCGGGTACAGCGCGTATGGCCGCAACTCACCGTAGATCCGTCCGAGGCGTTGCTCCACGCGATAGACCGCGTGAAAGAACGTCCCCCGGTCCATGCCGAGACGCCGCGTGCAGAAGTTCCAATCCCACCCGTGCAGAAAATGGAAATCGAAGACGCCCCAAAGTTGGGCATTGAGTTCGCGCCGCGCGACAATCTCGAAGTCCGCCATGTACTCCGCCTGCTTGAGGGAGTAGTACCTCTTTCCGTCGCGCCCGGTAGCGCAATAGGCGAAGTCAACCTTGCCGCTGAATCCCGCATTCACGCGCAACTGGCGGTACCGCCTGTAACACACGCGAAAGATCTCCCGGAAGGCGCAATTGCAAGGCCCCGACGACTGACGCTCTCGCTCTATCCAGCCGGTTCCGTTACAGTGCGCGCAAGTGCCCCTCGCCAGTCCGATCACCATAGACCGGTTCCAGAACCGCGCCCTTCCCGGCGCCGTCCGCGGCTCGATGACCTCGACCTTTTGACGCATCGGCATCAGTCTTTCTTCCTTCGGAGCACATACTCCACGCCGGTCAGTGCGGCTCCGGCTACCGGGATTCCGTCGTACAGGAGTCGGCGGATCTTTGCGTAATCGGGAGACTTCCGCGTCTGCATCAGCCCGGCAGCTTCCAGCGCGGCGAGGTCCGTGATCTCAATCGCGGCCCGGCGGTCCAACTGGAGACCAAACCGCTCCACCATCGCCAGCACCGCGCAGTCTTCCTCGAACGGGCTCTCAGTCATAGCCGCTGCCAGATGGGATCGAGCGCTCGCAGGCGCGCGGCGAGTTCATCGGCGATACCCGCTTCCAACTCGGCCAAGTGCGCGCCGATGACCCGCCGCTCGATGGCCGAGCCGACGCCCGGCCCCTCGACCTCTCTCCGGTCGTCGATCTTCGCGAGGATTGCGGCCTCGCGCGCCATCCGCTCTTTCATGCATCCACCTCCCCGCGCGACCCGAAAAGAGGGGCGGATGGTTCGCAGGCCACCCGCCCACAAGGAGAAAAAAAAGGACCCTCGACCGCAACGAGCGCATCCCATACCGTGCCCGCGACGCCCTCATGCCAGCGACGGGATACACACACCCTCCAGCAGACGCCGCGCGCCCGGTCGATCCTGATTTCTACGCGATGTCCCCCAACCGTGCCGGCCCACTTCCTCTCCGGGTCCGCATGGACCTCTCGGATGATCCGGCTTCGCTTGGCTGGGGAGACTTCGGGCATGTCACGCGCCTATTGCGCACAGGCGCGCATTCGCGTGCCCAGCCCCGCGGCACTCGCGCAACTTCTCCGCCAGCACGCCCGTCCGGCTATCCGCCGGCCAGTACAGCATCCGTCCATCGAGCGGGTGGTAATAGACCACCTCGAACCGCTGCGCCAGGCTGCCCTTCATCACATGCACCCCGGCGCCGGGGCGACTCGCCCCTGGCGCCCGCGGCCCACCATCGCTTCGACACAGGCGTCCAAGGTGCTTGGAATGCGCGCATGGAGTCCGTAGTATTCCGGATCTTCATCGCGCTTCCACGCCGCCTCAAGTCGCGTAAACTCCACGTCCCTGACGGCCGCCCGGACCAGCGCGGTGAAATCCTCGATACGCTCGCGCGCCGCCGCCGGCAGATCGGCCGTGCAGGCCGCTCCCGAGGCTTCCCGCGCTACCCGCTGCCGGATCGCTTCTTCGATCCAGGCGCTCTTACTGGTGCGCTGCCCTGCCATCCGTCCCACCTCAGCATTGAGACCCGATGAGAGCCTCAGCTTCACCTGTTCGCTTTTCTGGGCCACCTCGATGCTCACAGACACTCCATTCCCCTGCCCGCGCACACGAATGGCGCGGGCCGCGTTCGGCTGTTTCGGATAAACTGTCCTGTTGATAGGCTGTGGAGGAGAGGGGCTGGACGTTCCGGCGCCGTGATTCACGGGGCCGTTGTCGCGTCCGTTCCTTCCTTCAGCCTTCGGATTCTTTCCCTGGATTCGCTATGTCCGAATCCAGCATCACCATAGCGCGAAGGCGCGCACTCTGTCTGATTCGTGGTACCTCGAATTCTGCTTAGCCGCCCTGATCCTGGCCGCCAAAATCCGGCGTCCTTTTGCGGGATCGGCGAAGCGCGCTTTCGGGCCTCTCAGCATTTTTCAAAACAGATAGTAGAACCAGTACGGGGAAATATCGAGAATATTTTACGCATAAGAGCAAAAGTATATTTGCTGTTCTGCTATTTTGCTCAAGCGCGTTGATTCAAAAAGAAAACACCATTCCGTCGTCCGCTGGCGGAAAATAAGTGCAGATGCTAAAGAAGAGACGCGACGATCCGGTTAAGCTGTCTGTGTGCGTCACGAAGGCCGAGGATGCGGCGATCCTGCTGGAATCTAAGGTCAAGAGGCGCATCACAAAGCAGGATTGGCTCGCTGAAGCTGTCCGAGAGTACCTGAGGGGCGCGGGCGTCATCCCCGGAGATGCGGGTCCGCTGGCCGGACTCTCCCCGGAGGATCAGCGAAGAGTGCAGCGATACATCGACCTACTAAACGCCGCTGGGGAAGACCGGATGTTCCGCGTTGCAGTAGATTCCAACATCGATCTCTTCGAGCGCCTCCTGTCCTATCCCCCCAGAACTGTCCCTCCTGAAACTACGAAGTGACGCGTATGTACTATATCCTCTATAAGTAACGGTATTACCTATGCGGTGAGATCATACACATACTAGCTGAAAAAAGCTTGAGAGGAATCGGGCCGGAGATATACCACATATACATGAGCCATCTAACTGAGCACGACCTGGAGCGATACACGCCGGGGATGGTCACCGACCCGCAAGAACTGGCGGCGCTTGAAGAGCATTACCTCGGATGCCCAGTATGCGCTGAACTTGCGCAGAGGACCGAAGAGTATGTAATTGCGTTGCGCCGCGCGCTGATTGTCGGCAACTTCGACCTGGAGTGAGTTAGTAGCCCCCGATTCACGGCAGCAGAATAGCGTGAACCAGATCCAGCGCCTCATCGAGCGAGCCCACCACGAACGGCACGGTCGCCCGGACGATGGCGTGATCGTGCAGGTTCCCCGGCTCCATGATGGCCACCATTGGCCGCCGCGCCGCGTCCGCCCACCCGACCTCGATGCACGTGCCGACGCTTACCCGCGCGGCTCCCAGGAAGTTGAATAGCACCACGTCCGCCCGCTGACAGTCGAACCGGTCGCGCGACGTGATGCCCTGAGGCGTGCTGAGGGGATGCCCGTGGTAACCGAGCGATTCAAGCTTGCTCTGCACCTCGGCCAGGAAGTGCTTACACCGCAACGGCGAAAGCCCCACGATGGGCGGCTTCAATCGGCGCTGCGCATCCGCTCGCCAGTCGTTCGCCCCGTCGAACGTCAGGCCCGTAATGGGGCCTGCGAGATAGACCAGCTTTTCCGCCCCCATCACTTCCCCTTCTCCGCCGCCTTCACCGACAGATCATCCAGCTCCGGGTGAATGTCTTCGTGGTGCATGATGCAACAGAGGTTCCACACCGCCTGTGCCAGGTGATCCTCGTTCGGGTTGACATCCGCCGGCAGCCGGTCCAGCGGGATGCCCTCGCGCCGGAACAGGGAGATCATCTGGTAATCGTTCAAGTGCCGCTGCGCCGAGTCCGCGAACCGCGACAACGGCGAGCCCTTCTCCCAGTTGCGGGCTTGGTATTTGGCGGCCCCGCGCTCATAGACCAGCGCGAGCCGCCTCAGCGCCAGGGGCGTAATCAACTCGAACCGCCCCTTTCCCTCCCTGGTATCCCGCACCATTCCGGAGCAGAAAGTCTCCCGCGCCCCGCTATCCGCCACGATGAAGTCTCGCTTGCGATTACTCATTTTCTCCGGCTCCGTACCGGGAAAGCCCTCTCCAAGTCCACGTCCCGCCGCTCGATAATGCCCGACTTGGGAATGTTCAGGCGCCACCGTCCCGGCCGCGTATCGTCAGCCTGGCTCTCCATGCCGATCAGAAGCGCTTCGTCGCTCTCCGCCAAGAGGAAGCCCACCTCACACAACTCCGACAACTCCGGCACGGCGGCCCGCGGAGTGGAATCCGCGGCCTCCACCGAACAGGCATCTTTCCAGCGGACGTACGTGACCGTCATGGCTTGTGCCTCCGGACGGCCTTACCGGGACGTTTCACTACCACGTACGACGCCACGCTCATCGGCCTTCCCGACATGTCGGTGATTACCTTCCGCGATGGGCGAACCAGTCCCTTCTCGATAGCCCGCCTGATTAGCGCCCGAGCTTTATCCTCGCTCATCGGCCGGACCAGGCGTAATTCCGCGGTAGTGAACCCCTCTCCGCCCTCGTTCGCCTCCCCAACTGCCCGCAGTAGTTCGTCGAGTGTGATTGATTCCATGTTTACTCCGTTCGGGTCCGCTTGACCGTCCAGACCTTGCTCGTGGCGTACAGCACTCCATCATCGGAATAGCGGACGCTAACCCCGCCGAATTGGGGCGTACTGATCCTGGCACCCGGAATCTTCCAGGCGAACGGAGTTTTCCCCTGCCACGCCGGAGTTACGATTGCGCTCGCTTCGCTCGTTTGCCCCTCCACCGTACCTACCGGGATGGTGATCTGGATGTTCCGGTGACGGTGCGAACGCACAATGATGTCGGGCGGAGTCTGCCGCCAGCGGGAAGACTCCACAAACATCTCCGTGAGTTCCTTGTACACAGCCGTCGATTCATAGGCTGTGCTCGATGTCGTTCCCACGTGATGCAGGAAGTTCACCAGCTTTCCATCGCCGATCTGCTTCCAGAGGTCCCACCGGCAGTACTGCCCCTCGTCGTTGGGTATGGCCCCCAGCGCGTGCGCCATCGCCTCTTCCGTCTGCGCGCTGATTCCCACGTGCGCCTCGGTCCCGCGCACCATGTAGAGGCCGCCCTTTGCCTTTTCCACCTCCGGCGCCAGCAGCGCTTGAGTGACCTTGCATTGATCCCCTATGTTGTGGGATATGGGAGTGGTGGCCCGGTGATGCACGCCCTCCACCGCATCGCCATTGACCACAATGCAGTACCGCTCTCCCCTGACCGCGAACGGTACCCACTCATCCCAGAACGTCCGCCACATCGCGTACAGCTTCTGCTGGAATGCCGACGGCAAGTACTTTCCGCCGTCGTCCAGATCGATTCCGCCTGGCGGGCAGACGGCCAGCTTACAGCCCCCGTGAATATCCGAGACGACGATGATATTGTTTACGTCGTTGATCTTGCGGGGTCCAGCTACGGTCTTCGCCATTTATCCCATCCCCTCCACCGACTGTTCGACCTTGACGAACCGATCTTCCACGGCCGCGTGAACCGCCCCACACAGCTTGCTGTTCACGTAGTTCCCGTTCACCCGCACGTAGAACTGATTCACAGCCTCCGCGATAGAGGCCCGCACCTCAACCCGTACGGTCTCCAGCTTGGCGTTGGCCAGAGCCATCTCCGCGCGGAGCGTGGCTACTTCGGCCCGCGCCGCGAACGCCAACAGCCCCACCAGCAGGCTCCCGATCAGCGACACCACGGCCGCGACCGCGTACAACCATTCCGGCGTCATCCCCAATCCCCTCTGTTTCTGCTACGGTAGATTCGGGCGGCGCCCGCGTAGCAGTAGATGTTACGCAGTGGGGCGTTCCCGCGCCCCCGCCGCTCCTTCCTACTTAGCACCCGAGGCGTAGAACCCCTGGATATGCTGGATGTAAGCCACCGTCTCCCTGGCCCGCTTCCCGGTGACGGCGGCCAGGCGCGCGGCCACCGCCGGCCAGTGAGTCGAGCCGGCCTCCTTGGCGGCCCTCTGAATGTTCCCCGGCCCCGCGTTGTAACTGCCGAAGACAAGCGCCAACCTATCGGCGGATGCGGTGACTGAGCGCCACAAAGACCAGAGTTGCGCATCGTACTTGATGCCTCCCTGGATATTCTGCTCAGCGTCCCCTGGGTTGATCCCCAGCCCCTTTGCAGTCTCGGGCATAAGTTGCATGATCCCTATAGCACCGGCCGGGGATCTGTGTTCCTGGCATAGCCCGCTCTCGGCGACTCCCTGCGAGCGCCACCAACGCCAATCCTGCCACGGGGCGTAGAATTGGCCCCAGTGACGGAAGGCCAGATCGTACTTGACGGTCTGGGCGTCAAGCAAGGGCGAAAGCGACAAGAGCAGCGGCAAAAACAACAGCCACCGCGATGGGGTGTTTCTCGATGATTTCGGCCGTGTTGTACCGACGAAGAATTGTGCGGTCCAGAAGAACGGCGTTGATGATAACAAGGAGTGCCTCCGATTCTTTCCGTAGAAGCGCGTTGCCAATCTCTATCAAGCCCCACCTCCCGCTTTCGCGCCGTTCCGGTACATCAGGTAGCCCATGATAGCCAGCACTAGAGCCACGCCGATCTTGACGCACTCGCCGTGCGGTATAGCTTCCCAGCGGACTTGGTTGAGCAGCGCCAGCCCGGCCGCTCCGCCCGCTATGGTTGTCGAAACGTCCCTATCCATGGCTGCCGCCTATTGCCACCGGAAGGACATGCTGGCCATGTATTCCGGCTGCACGGACGTACCGGCGACGGCCGCCATGCGGACCCCCGCCACCACGCCGAACCCCGCGGGGATTACGTGGCCGGCCAGCTTGGCGCCGCCGAGGTCGTAGCGAACGCGAAGGCCGCCCCCCAGATTCCCAAGTGCCACAGCGGACGCCACAGCCGCCGAAGTCGCCTGAACCAGACCGAACGTCGCGCCGGCGTCCATGGTTCCATAGAGCGATAACTTGCCGGATTTCTTGAGCAGATACCCGAAGCCCGTCCGCACGGTGGAAACCCTGTCTTGCATTTCGATTGTGGTGATACTGCAAACCTTGCTTCCGCAGACTCCGAGTTCCAGGATGGAGGCGGCCAGCGCCGGGTTGGAATAGTGGTTATACTCGCCCCCCAGCCCGACAAAAACGGACGTGGTGAATGCGGCGGTTGTCGTTGCGGTCTGCCCGAACGCGCACAGCGCGCCGAGCGTAAACAGGACACAGATAATCTTCGTTGTCTTCATAGTTTCCTCGGTAAAAGTTGGAATTACAGGAAGCGCGCCCCGATCTTTCCGGCCGTTTCCAACCACGCTCTGAAGCGCGCCCAAAACGTCTTGGGCTTTGCGATGTCCGCGGTGATAGCGTGGATATCCGCCGCGATTCCATCGGCGCTCTTACCCACCCCCACGGCGGATTCCGCCAGCTTGGGCGCGGCGTCCCGGACGGTCCGCATGGTTTGCGCCGTCTCGCCGGCCGTGACCTTGGCCGCCGCGATCAGCCCCAGCGTTTGCGCGGGCAGCGCGTCCCGCCGGAGCAGCACGGCCGCCGCCTCATCCGCGTGGGCCGTCACGCTGGCGACGTTCGTCAAGATGGGGTGTAGATCCCCCCGGACCCCATCGAGCGCGCCTACCGCCCCCGAGAGGCGGGAATCGGCAATCCCGAGCGCCTCCCCCGTCCGCCTATCCAGCACGGCGGTAAGCGTGTCCACGCGCGCCAGCGTATCCGTCCGCAGTGCGACGATTTGCCCCACCGCATCGCGCCGGATTCCGGACGCCTGCCCGTCCACCTCGGCGAGCAGGCCCCGCCGCGTGGCCTGAACCTCCTCCACCAGCGCGGAACGTGTGTCCCGGATCTCTCCAGGGATGGCTTCCACCACGGCGGTTGCCGCCCGCATGAGCAGGATTCCGTACACCACGGATGCCACCAGCACTGCCAACAGGGCACAGGCAAGGATGTAGCGTACGCGTATCATTCGTTTTTCCTTTGAAGTTCGGCGCGCGCCTCAAAACACCCGAGCGCGCCTCTTGTTGACTGGCAGCGGCAGCGTCCAACTCAGCAGACATAACTGATCGACCGCCCAGAAGCACATCAGCGGGATGCCTGCATTCACCGCCGCCAGATATTGCGCCGTCCACGCGCACGCCCCGTTGAACCACGGGACCAGGTAAGCCGTGGCGGACTTGGCATAACTCAGCGCCGAATACCCGTATGCCATGGCCGCCTTCGCCAGGTCGAGATTCAGGTACGTCGATCCCCAGGACAGGGCCTCCAGCTTCACCCGGTCGATGTCCCCGTTCGGCCCCATGTACTGCGACGGGATGTTGACGTAATTGTTCAGCCGGCCGCCCTGTGGATACGGATACCCGGCGTTCCAATAGACCGTTGGGGCGTTCGTGTCGAGCGGTAACAGCCATTCGACTTTTGCGCCCGAGTAGGCCGCCTTCACCGCTTGCGCGATCGCGTGCATGTGCGCGTACACCAGGCCCTGGAGGAAGTTCGCATCCGCATACGAGTTGACGTTCGGATTGTCGTCTTGGGTGTAGAAGCTGGCCAGCGCGCGCGACAAGGCCGCCGCCGCGGCCGAAGCCGTGTAGGCGTCATAGTAAGCCATACCCCCGCCGCTCACCGTGCCCGTGCCGGGCACGTACGCGCCGTTCCCGCTCGAACCCACCAGCGCGAAATGCGTCGGGTCCGTCACGGTCACCGTGAAATCGCCGTTGGCCGCCGTGTTCCCCTGCACCCCCGCATCGATCACTCCCTGCCCCGTGGCGAGGCCGTGTACGGCCGGCGTCCCAATCGAAATCGGAGCCGTGTAGCTGGCGTACCCAATCGCCAAACCGTTCACCCGGCCATAGAACCACCAGCCCACCTCGCCAAATTGCAGCCATGGAGTCAGCCCCGCCGCGGCGAGTATTCCCGCCGCCTGGAGGTAGCAGGCCGTCAAGTACGCCGTCACCGTCGCCGGATTGAAGGTGCATTGCGTGGTCTGGAGGTCTATCAACGCGGTGGCCCCGGCCGCCACAGTGAACGCCGTCCCCGATACCAGCGTGGTCAACTGGTAATGGTTCGCATCGGTCACTGTACAGGCCCACACCGCGCCGTTGGACCCTTGCGCGATATGTACCGTATTCCCGGTGACGTACCCGTGGCCGGTCTGCTGGATGGTCTGCGGACCCGATCCGCTCACCGCCTCCACCACGCCCGCGCCCCATGAGCCGAACCCTGTGGACGTGAGCACTTGATTACCGCTGGCGAACCGCTGGCTCCATGCCCCGGACTTCAAAGTCCCCGGCCCGTTCCCATCGGAGGCCGAACATGCTGTGTCCCCGCCGCACCTTGGGGCGAGTATGACGTTGTTCGCGCTCGCCGTCGCCGCGGCGTTCGGATCTCCGTTCCCGGCATTGATGAGCGCGGCCAGGGCGATTGCGATATCGCCGGATCCGTCGCTCGAGAGCTGGAGATGGGTGTAGGTCTTCGTCCCGATGGTAATGGTGTGCGCATACCCGGCGCCCAGGTAGTTCCAAAACCCGAACGTCACGGATGCCGGCGCGGCGTCATTGGAATCCGGCGGAGCGAGCAACTCCTGAGAAAACGCCACCGTCATGGTCTGCCCGGCCGCCTTCACCAGCGCGCCCAGGTCCGTCAGGTAATCCCGGAACGCCCGGTTGAGCGGCGCCGCCTGCGTTGCATCCACTTGCCACGTACCCTCATTCCCTACGCCGATATCGCCCGTGCGAGCAATCGAGCCGGTCGCTCCCGTGCTTGTCGAGACCGACAACGTAAATCCGTTGATCGGCGAGAGCGACGTGATCGTGAACTGTCCCGCCGTCGCGGCCGGAGCTGCGCAGACCCCCACGAACGTGGCGTTGATGGCGTTCACCAGACGTTGCGCCAGCGTAGTAAGGGTGTCGGCCGGATACACCGCCGCCCCGAGCGACGTACCGCTGATATCGAAGAACACGGCATCCCCATCGCCGAACCCCGATCCCGTCGCAAACAAACCGGATAGCGTGACCGTCGCCTGATGGAAGTTGCCCCCGTTCCGCGTCCGCTTGAGCGCGAAGAAGACGCCGGTATAGAAATCGATATCCCCGGCGAAGCCCGCCTGCCCCAGAATCCACATCAGCCGCTCTGGCGGTATCTGGTAAGTGGCTCCCGTGTCGAAGTCGCAAGCGCAGCTCGCGCTGGAGTAGGTGATTGCCGGCGCCACGGGATCGCTCAACACCGCCGCCTGGAGGTAATCGAGCAAGCACGTCCCGGCCGCCACCGTCAACGTGACCGTGTGTTGCCCGGCCGCCACCCCGGAGGCGATCAGCCGCCGCCCCGATGTCGGGCTCGCCGAAGATTGCAGCGAATACGCGCTCACCTGTACGGCCGCCCCGCCATCGAGTTGCGTACTGAACGTTCCGCCCGCCGTGGACACCGCCGTCCCGACGTACAGGTTATGCGCAGACTGGCAACTATAGGTGATCGTCACCGCATCGCCAACGTGCCCACTCTGCCACGCGAATCCGCCCACATACCATCCGGCGACTTGCGACCAACCGCTCCCGGCCCGCGCGGCCCATGCATCGGCCGACGTAATCGTCACCGACCCGGGCCCGGCGATCTTGAGCGGAGTCACCCCACCCGAATCTCCCACCGTCCAATTGGAGAACACCGCGGACCATTCGCTCGCAGCGTAAGCCACCAGCGATGGGTTGACGGTCCCCGAATCGTAATTCAGAGGCGGCGCGAGAGTCAGCCACAACTGCCGCACGCTGGCCAGCCCCAAAGCCGAAAAGTCCAGATGGACATGAATCGAAGTCGGGTCCGCCCCGCCCGTCAGTTTCGACGTGGGCGCGGGAAGCAGGTAGCACGTGCTGGTCTTATTCATCGCCAGCAGTTCGATGCCGTTTCCATCACTGCCAGCAGTCAGCGAGGTCACCGTAAATGACGCCGGATCTACCAGGCTCTGTACGGCCTGTAACCCTGTCGAGGAAGTGAAGGCGTTGATCTCAGCCACCAACGCCGCGGCCACCGTGGCGAAAGTGTCACTAACGCCCACCACGTAATCGTAAACGTCATTACCCCGGTAGATCAGGTATAGCCGGTCATACTGGACGGGATTCGGCCCGCCCCCGGTCACGGTGTAGGTGCAACTGGCCTGAACCGCGCCCGTCGTCGCCGTGATATCGAGAGCAACCGAACCCTGGACCTCCGTTACCGTTCCATCGCCGCTCACGCTCCGGGTGACATAGCCCAGCGCACCCCACGGCACGGACTGATACTTCACGCTGGCCGGGTTCTGGCATCCCGTAAGGGCCAGGTCGAAATCGAGCGTTACCCCGGCCAGCGAGAAATCCGGCAAGTACCGCGAGGTATAGAGATGTCCAAACTGATCGTCTGCGTCGAATAGCACGCACACCGCGAAGTCCGCCTGATCGCTCCAGCATCCGCTCACGGTGAACCCGCTCCCGGATGCGTTATGGAGCGACGCCGCGGCCCCGCGCCGGTCGAAGCCCCGCAGGTACATCGACCGATGCGGTTGTAGTTTGGAGATAGTCATGGGTCAGTGGGGCACGCATTCAGCCTGCCGTCTACAGGTAGATGAAGATCGACAAATCGGACCCAGGAACGGTGGTCCCCACGGCCGTAATGTCCAAGGTGATGTTCGCGCTGGCCGTCAACGGCCCGGCCGCCGCCAACTGCGCAGCCGTAGCCTGCACCGTCGTATTCCCAGCGGCCACCGTCAGCGTCATCCACAGCGCCCCGCCGAGGTTGATGTTGAATATCGCCCCGGCCCCTGTCGGCCCCGTCTTCAGATACACGGCCACGCTCTGCGCCGCGCGGCTGGCGCTCAGCGCCACGATGGGCGCCTGGTTACTGCCAATCGCCAGCGTCCCGTCCACTTGCAGCGTAACGCCCGGCGTAGCATTCGATCCCGCCGCGCCGTAGATCCAGTCTTCCCGGATCGGGCCGTCCCCATCCGGCGACTCCAACCCGTTCACGTCCACCGTGAACCCCGCAATTAAGACCGGCTGTTTGATGAAGTTCGCCGCCGGAACGCTGAGTACCACCGGAGTCAGCGGGCTCGCATTGTCGATGCTGGTCGAGTCCGCCTGGAAGGCCCACACTGGCGCCTCGATAATCCACACCGAGGTTTCATCCATGACGATGCCCGGCTGGAACGTCAGCGTCGTCGCGGTGTTCGCCGTAATTTGGCTCGGCGGTTGCCCGCGCCCCGTCCCGCGGATCACCCGGATCAGGTTCCCTACCTCGGCCCCTGGCGTCAGCCCGCCATAGCTATCGGTGCTGTTCTTGTATCCCGAGTCGGTGATCTGTGTCGGATTGCCGCTGTTCGGCGCGTCCGCCTTGTTGCGGATCACCACCGCATCGCCCACCAGCACGATCCCCGTCGGATCTCTGTCCAGCGTGAGAGTCCCCGTCGCGTGATCGCATCCCGTGATATTGAAGCTCGCGAACGGCGTACTTCTGTCCGGGCTTCCGATCATCGACAGCACCCGCCCCACCGGGTTGAATGGGGTGCTGGAGGTGTCTATCATCCACAGGCACAGGAGCGTATTAGTGGATACGTTATCCACCGACAGGCCAGCCACTCCCGAATGCGCCAGCAGCTTGGCCTTCACGCGCACCTTCCCCACGTACGGCGAAGGCAACGCCCAAGTGGACCGCGCCACCGCCGCCCCGAAGGTGATGGACCCCGGCGTGTAAACAGTCCCGCCAGATCCCGCCGTCAACGTCCCCGTCGCCTGCGCGCAGATCAAGTCATCTTGCGTCCCGACGAACAGGACATACGACGCCAGCCCGGTCACCGCCGGCCAAGTGATGCCGTTCAGCGTTATGGACCCGCCCGCGGCTGGCCCCGTCCCCACGATAACGATATTGGACGGCGCCGAGGGAACTCCGTTAGCGTCAATGGCGCAAATCGCCACGCGCAAGGTTGTGTTCGCCGGCAGCGAACCACCGGTAGCGCCCTGCGTAATCGATCCGATCCCAGGCGCTCCCGCTCCGGTCGCGCTGAACTCGTTCACCGGCAGCTTCCCGGTGATTGTCAGATTGGCGAGCGCGCTGCCGTCCGCTAGAACGTTGTACTCTTGATCGGAGTCGAACGTCCACTCCCCCGGAAACAGCGCATCGTTCGATGCGGCCTGCACCTGGTATGGCGCCCAAACCGGCCCGAGCGGAATCGGGTAGAACAGAGCCGGCAGCCCCGCCGGCGTCACATCGATAGGCTTCGGTCCCACATCCAGATCGTACATGGACGCGGTGACGGTCTGCCCCTCTATCTGCACAGACCAGTCCTTCTTGAGGCTCCAGCGCTGCACGCGGAAGCACATCGTAATCACCTGGAAGGCCAGCCCGGTCCCGCTTGGCGGAGCCGGCGACGTGGTAATCGTAGACCCGTCGCTGGCCACGGCCGTGATCGTCACCGGGGAGCCGCCGATCACAACCACTTTATCGATCAGCTCCGTGTCGCCGGCGGTCGAGCCCGCATAGGTCCAGGCGTCGCCACTCACCCACGTGGCCGTGTTCCCGGATACGTTGCATGTCCCGTGTACGCCTGGTACGTCGGGATGCGTCATCGAGACCACCTGCCCTACCTCATTCCCGAGGCCGAGCAGCGTGGTGTACCATGACGCGGCGCGCGCATCGCGCCATTCCGCCGGCGTTACCCCGCCCACTTCTTCGCGCACATGCGTGGCCGACAGCCGTAGGCCCTGGCTCAGCGTGGAGCAACCCGCCGAGTGCTTCTGTGTGGTCAGTGGAGATCCGGCGCGCCCATAATAGGCCGCGTGGCTCTTGTCGCAGTACTCCGCCGTGTTGGCCTGATACTGATAGGCCACATCGGCGTAGGACAGTACCTCATGCTCGTAAGCTGCCGTGATAGGAGTCAGGCGCAAGCTCTGAAACAGCGTGTTTCCGAGCGTGTAAGCATCCACCGCGCCCGCATTCACCCGGCATCCCAACTTCAGCTTGCCGAACTCCCAGGTATAGAATCCCAGGCAGCAATTGAGAACTTCCGAGAGCCAATCGCGGAAGGGTTTCTGACTGCTGATGACTCCCTGAAACTGAAACTGCGGTTCGGTGATGGCCGTGGTCGTAGTTGCCACATACCCGGCGTTCAGCGCGTCGTCAATCGATAGGACGTTGAGGTTTCCGCTGCCGTCCTGATACTGAAAGCTGTAGCTGCCGTCCGGGTTTAGGTTGATCTGCGAGCCGTTCAGCGTCTCCCCGAGCGTCGTGATCTCATACCCGGATGTCGAAGAGGCGCCGAACAGGGGCGTAACCTGGTCCGCCGCGATCTCCGCCGCGCCGCTACCGTCTCCCTTTACCAGCGAGGCAGCCACGAACGCCGCCAGTTGCGTGGCCGAAGAGGGCCCGGTCCCGGTGGACGGGTTGCCGTACAGGCCCATCGCCCGCAACAGCATATTCACTGCGATCCAAAACGGGTTCACCAGGCCCATGACGGCCGTCCGGTTCCCGCTCGCATCCCAGACCCATCCCCATAGGCCGTAATCCACCGGCACGGTCATCTTGTGCTGGTCCGGCGTGCTCGGCTGAACCGCGCTCGGCTTGACGATACGCATTTCGCACAGCGCCACGCCAGCCGCATAGTTGTAAGGCTCCCACACCTGTGGCGAGCCCTGTCCCAGTGAGAAGTAGCCCAGCGATGGGCTGGCCGGGTCGCTACCGGGCGCAAGCCGTAGACCCATATTCGGCTGATACTTCGTGATGTTCAGGTTTCCATCGACCTGGAACCCTTGCCAGGTGAACCCGTCCACCATCGGACAGACCACGTACCGGTAGCCGTCCGCATTTTGAACCACCATCGAAGCCGTGAATCCGCCCAGCGGCCCGGCTCCGATGATGCCCAGCGAGTCGGCGAAGGTGGATTCGTCGCGGTAGTCCACCATCAGCGGAGTCGCCATGAACGCGAAGAGCGGGTTTCCGCCGCTGTTGCACCAGATCTCCTGCAGGGCCAAGCCCCACACCGTCTCCGAAATGATCGAGGTCGCCGTGACCGCGTTCCGGCAAAACCCGAGGAAGCCCGTGGAATCGTCTTTAATCGAGACGCCCTGCGGGTCCGCCTGCTGGCCGCCGAAGTAGAGCGACATGCCGTGCGCCTGGCAGCCGTTGGTGGATGTCAGGTAGTAATCGCAACTTGTAGCGCTTCCGCCACTTCCATGCGCCGCGTACGGGCAGTTCACGCCATCATTGAAGGTCTTCCAACACTGACGGCTAATCTGCCGCTCAGGGTACTGGTTCATGATCTGGAAGAACCCATCCGAGCACGTCACCGGAAATACGGCGGTCCCGTCGCTGGCGAAGTTTTGGATGACGCCCTTCCAGAGTTGCAACAAAATGCCGGAGTTGACGTGATACAAGCAGAGGTCGATTTCGGCGTACTTCAGATCGGTATCGTTGGCGAGTTGCGTCATCACGCGGTCGCCATTGCCGAAAGTGAATCGCACGTTATCCGACGTGCCTTTGATATCCTGCGAAATCAGAACGTCCGAGCCCGGCTCGCCGATCCCCGTCAGCCGCGGCAGGTAGAGCTGGCCGCCCACCGTCACACGCCGGTCCGCCAGATAGATGTCCGCCACCGCCGATTCGCGGACCCTGATATGCATCAGCGGGATAATCTGCTGCACCTCGGAGAGCAACGCCGCGGAAAGGGCGGTCGAGGGAAACCGCACGCACGTAGACGCTACCGTATATGACGGCGCCGCCGTGGGGTCCACCACCTCGATCAGGTTCAGCCCGGTGCGCGCCGCGTTCACCAGGTACTCGAACGAGAGAGGCGCCTGCTCGAACGTCACCAGCACGGCCGTGGTCGTATTGTTGGGATTCGGAACGTTGTAAGTGAAGGCCTGCCACGGCCCCTGCATGGACTCCCAGAACGCCCGGAGTTGATCGACTTCCGTCTTCCGGATCACCGCGCGCTTGAATTGGAACTTGCGCGGCCCCATCCCCACGCTGTAGCGCTGCTCTTGCTTGGCATCGAGGGTCCCGAACCGATGCGTAATCACCGGACGATCCACGGAGAACCCGTATGGGTATTGCGTGGCAAGTGGGAACGTCTGCCCTGAGTTCGTTACGGCCGGAACCGTGATTCGTCCGATTGTGTCTGACATTCCCCGTCCTTACGCCACTTCCACCAACTCCAACCCCTGCACGCCAGTCCTGCAAACGTCCGTCGTCTGCGTCCAAGTGCTTCCCTGAAACTTCACCGTGTATCGGCCCTGCGTGCTATTGCCCGTCGGATCGTAATTACTGCCCACCGGCTGCCCCGTCGCCGGCTCGAACGGGTTGTAGAACGTGAACGGAGTCAGGCCGCCGTCTTGAGCTACCCAGAAGCTGTAGAGCGTCGCCAGCGCCGAAGCCGACAGCCTCTTCGATAACTGGAACGTCCGCCGCGAGGTCTGCGCAAGCTGCGATCTCTGGACAGTGCCATCGTGATACCCGTTCTGGAGTTGCGCGTATTCACGCGACTCCGTGAACGCAGTGCAAAGCGACGCGGGCAGCACCCCACTGGGAGCCGCCGATATGAGATTTCCCGGCATAGTGATTGTGGGGCGGGCGTTTCCGCCCGCCAACCCTTGAGTTATGTAGTCAGTCCAGGCAACTGCATATTCGCCGCCTGCTGCACGCGGCCATAGCTCGCATTTTGAGCCGCCATGGACGCGTCGGCCACGTACGTCGGAGTTACGACTTGACCGGTGAAGAACGAAGCCGCATCTCCTTCTCCCACATTCAGCGACAGATTGATCGGCCCCATCCCCGCTGCGGTGTTCGGACCGCCGGGCGTCGGATACGTCCCCATCGAAGGGCTTCCGAGAACCGGCAGGCTGCTCTGGAACGTGGTCGCTACCCCGTTCACGTACGTCGCCTGCTGGTACAGGTTCCCGCGCTGCTCGGCCAGGCTTCCGCCCCGCGGAGTGGTAGCCGATAGCGGCATTTTCTGCCCGGTCCCCTGAGCGTAAAGCTCCAGCATCTTCCGCACGTCCGGATCGCGTACCGCAATCGAAACGTGCCCGGCGTACTTCGACTTGGCGATATCGACGATCTGCTTGGCCATCGCTGTGTCGATACTGACGCTGTAGAGTTGCTTGACCAGCCGCTTGGCTTCGTTCTCCGGAGTTTCCACCCCGGCGAGTTTCTCGCCCAGCCCGATCCCCAGCCCGATAGCCCCGCCGATCCCAGCCCCAAGCACCCCGCCCTGCTGGAAGCCAATAGCGGCCCCGCCCGCGGTCCCCTCTGCAATACCGCCCCAGGTTCCCCGGCTCGATCCCAGCAGCCCCTGCTGCGCCAGCATCATCCCGCCGGCGGCCAGCGCCGCCCCGGCCATCCCGTTAACCCCGGTGATCTTACCGGCGGAGGTCTGAACGTCGGACCCGTTTTCATCTGTGCCGTAGGTTGGATCGGACCGCGTAAGGCCGCCCAGCTTGAAGCTCTTGAAGTTCTTGAGCATCCCTCCGATTCCGCCGCCGATACCGCCGACTCCGCCCGTGGCGGAACCGCCATCCCCGCCCGGAGCCACGCCGCCACCCTGCCGTCCGGCGCCGAGAATCATCGCCAGCGGGTTACCCCCGCCGCCTGTCGAGCGGTTAAGCGTCGGGATCTCCGACCATGCGCCTTCGCCGCTGCCCGTACCCCCGCCCGAGCCGCCGCCCATTATCATCGCCAGCGGGTTAGACCCTCCGCCTGCGTTGATCGGAGACCCAAAGAACCCGCTCACCGCCGGAGCGGAGATCGCTGGCGGAGAGATCCCCGCCAGGCCGGCCGGAGCCGCAACCGCCGGAGCCGCCATCCCCATCGCGCCGGCCAAGACCGCCGTGAGCGTCGCCAGGGCTATCGAGTTCTGCGACGTGACGGCCGTATTCATGTCCGTGGCCAGCTTCATCGGGTCCTGTTTGCCCCCACCGAAAGCCCCCCGGAATATCCCCGCCAATCCGCCGCTGCCGTCCTGCCCGTAGATGATCGGCTTCAGGACGTTCGCCGTCACCGCCGACATCCCCTCCGCCACCGGCTTGATAACTGCCTCATGGACCGTGCTGCCCAGTTGCTTCCCGAAGTTTTGCGGCTTCGTCAACAGCGTGTGCCACAGCCCCTCGGTATCCTTCTTGAGCGTGTCCATCTGCTGCTTCTGAAGCTCCATCTGCTTCATAAGAGCTTCTTCTTGCGCCTCGGCGAGTTGCTTTTGCACCGCCGCCTGCGCCTGCGCGATATCCACGGACCACTTCGCGGCGTTCTGTTCTTTCGAGATCCGCTCCGCCTCGATCCCCGCCAGTTCCTTCGCCAGGTCGATCCGGATCTGATACGTCTCCCGTATAGCGTCCGTCCCCGTCAAGCCGCTCAGCCCGACCATCTTCTGAGCCCGGCCCGCGTTGCGGTTCAGCGTGTCCGCGCGCGATTGCAAATTGATCGAGTCGATCCGCTCGGCCGCCGCGAACCCCTCCTCCTGTTCCCGCAATTCCGCATCGCTCGGCAGACCGAGAAGCGCCCGCGGGACCTTCTGTTTGGCTTGCTGCTCGTTGGCGTACCGCTCGAACTCTCGCCTGGATTTCTCCAAGAGCGTCCCGGCCTGCTCATCGGCGGATTTACGGATCGCCGCCACGTCCGCCTCGACGCCCTTCAGTTTCTCCGCCTGCTGTAACAGTAGGTCGCGCTGATAGTAAATCTTCCCAGTAGCATCCAACTCAGCCTCATCGCCGCGCCGCTCGAAGGCTTGCGCCTCCTCTCGAAACCGCTTTAACTCCGCTTCTTCCTTCCTTTGGTCCGGGACTTGCGCGTTCAGGACCTGCTCGCGATTCTTCAGCGTAGTATGCTGGCCCTGGAGCGCAGCCATGTCGCTCTCTATGTCCAGGTTTCTTTCGATCCCCTGAAGCATGGCGAGGCGCGCGGCGCGCTTCTCCGGTTGGTCCTTTTGCTCAAAGATCGTTCCCGCACCCTCTATGTGCGGTGACCGCGCTTCGGCAATCCACCCCGAGAGCTTTTCCTGCGCGGATTTCCGCAAAGCCTCCAGCGCTGCATTCCAATCCGCCTGCGCTTTGTCGGCGGCGTCCTTGGATGGCGCGTGGTGGACGTTCTCACTGCCGGCGTAATTCGCGGAGCGCACAGCCTTCTGATATTCCGCCACCCACTTCTCAACGTCGCCGGTACCCTCGTACCCCATGTATCGGCCAAGCCAACCGACGCTGTTAGCCTTAATCAGCTTCGCCAGGTTATCGACATCCTTGTCCAGCGATTCTCCGAGTTTGTCCGCCGCGATCCGCGCATCGTCCAGCGCGACCACCAGCATATTCTCGGGCTTGCCTTCCAGCTTCGCAATCGTGTTCGCTAGGTTGTCGTTTTCGAGGCGCAGTTGATCCGCGCTGGCCTGCACGGTCTCATTCATCCCACGAAACGCTTCCGTGACCTTCTGATGCTGTTCCGCGAGTTCCCGCAGGTGCTCCCGAAGCTCCACAACTTTCTTAATGGCTTCATAAACCACCATGACCACGGCGGCGATTGCAGCCGTCTTGAAACCCGCGTCAAGGGCTTGCCCAACTCCCGGCATCGAGCTAATGAACCCGCGCACGTGGCGCGGAATATGAATACCGATTTCCTCACCCAAAAGAGCCAGGGACGCCCTCGATTCCCCCGCCGCCGCACCGATTTCCTTCAGGCCCGCCGGCGCCCCTTTCGCGGATTCCGCCTCGATGAGCTTGGCGTAAGACTTCGTGATCGCCTGAACCGCCGCGTCTTCCTTGCCCCACCGGGCAATGAGTTGGTCGCGCTCGGCGACCAGTCGCTCCACTCCCGACTTGCCGGCGAACGCCGCCTGCCGCTCCATGGACTGTAGCAGCCGGTCGAGCGAGTTCTTGCTCTTGTCCGTTACCCGAACGAGCCCGTCCCCGTATACCTGCCACTCACGCCCCGTCCGGTCAAGTACCGTCTTGGCTTTCTTTTCGTGCTCGTCCAGGCCCGCATTCGCCCGCTTGATGGCTTCCAGTGCGGGGCGGTCATCCAGGCTGATTACGCCATCAGCCATCATGTTTGCGTTCATTTAGATAACCTCCACTTACGCCGCCCTGGTGAATCTTCCGAGTTCGTCCCGGCCTTGCGTGCGCTCCGGCGTAGCTCCGCCATCGCGCGCCCGAACCGCTTCCGCATTCGCCAGCGCTGCGGAAACCAGACGCTGGATGAGTTGCTTGTTAGCCGGAGAGAACCAGAACATCTCTTCCCGATTCTGATTGATGGCCGCTATCTGCGCCGCCTGCGGGTTGTCGAACCCGATACGCACCTCGTTGTCTTTCGCGCTTATCACGCGCAGAGACCGCATCGTCATCCCGCGCCACACCAGGTCGCGGATGCCTTGCAGCCCACGCGCCACCTTGTAGTCGGGATAGCCGCGATGTCCGTTGCGCCCCGGCTTGAGCGCCTTAGCCGGGGAGTCCGCAACGTTTTGGCCCTTATGGATGCGCGCCTTGATGTCGGCGATTACCGCATTGCCGATGGTAGTCATGTCTTCGGCGGACAGCGGCCGGTATACAAAGCGTGCGCTCATGGTGTTTCACCCCTTCCCGTATTTCTGCATCAGCCGAAGCTGGCGCGCCTCCTCGGGGGTGACCCTTTCGGTATCTTTCTGCAGGTCGCGCTGATAGCGGTCGCGCTCCTCTTTGAGCACCTGGAGTCCCTTCACTTCCTCCGCCGTGACATCGTTCCATGGCACGGCGAAGTGAAGGCAATCGAACTCCAACTCCAGCACTCGCTCGAAAAGGCGCCCCGCGCCCGAATGCGCGCGGACGTAATCCAACTCGTTCACTAGGCATCGGTCGCACCGGTTCACGGTGAACTGCCAGCTCCCGCACTGCGGGCAATCGCCAGGCGCGGCGGTGTCCTCCACCTCGCGGATCAGCCCGCACTTCCCGCATGTGACATCGTTGGCGTCCGGGCAGCCGCGCGCGCCATCCTCGCCACCATCGCAGAGTTCGTGCGCGCGCACCGAGCGGTACACCAGCAGCCGGAGAGGGACCGGGTTCGGCCACTCATCCGGCGCTAGGAGTTTGGGTCAAGCGCCGGGTCCAGGTCGTCGATGGCCTGCACCAGTTCCACCACGATGGCGGACTTGTGGTGCGGAGGTGTGTCGGCCGGCTTGAACGAGGCCGCGTACCCCTCGATCTTCGAGGCCACGGAATCGTACAGCGCCACGGCCGGCTCGATGCGGTATCGCAGTTCTTCCTGGCCGTGCGGAAGGTCAGTCGCGGACACCACCGTGCGCCGATAGACCGTGATATCGCGCTGCGTCGGAATCCGGACGGAGTGGACCGTCTCGCCGAACGGCGTCTTCAGGGTGATCCGGTATTCATCGCCGGCGCGCTGGCAGTCCGTCACCTCGCAATATGTGAGTTTGGAGACCGCGTTGCTCGCCTCGTATTCATCGAACTCCGGGCCGCCCTTGTCCTGACGGATCTTGGTGAAGATGTCCAGATCGGCCTTGAGGTTCGGGATGAACTCCGTCTGCGACTTCCGGCGCCCAATCGTGCGCCTGATCGACTTCTGCTGGTCGAGACGTTCCAGCATCTGCTGATTCGTAGGCAGCCCCAGGACGGCCGCCTTGGGCGGGTTCGCCACTCGCACCGTCACGCCCCTAAGTTCGACATCGTTGATCGTTACCGCGGGCAATTCTCCGTAAAGCATACGTATCCTCTCTTGGTTTTGGTTGTGAAAAATGCGCCGGACCTTCAACGGCATGGAGGATGCCTCCAGCCCGGCGCGGGCCTTATCAGCCTATCGTTGACTACTGAGCGATCCCGGAGATACCACAGTTCGTCGTGACGGTCAGTATCCCGTTCGTGGCGTTGTACTGCGGAGCGCCCGTGACAACCACCGTCACGATGCCATCCCCCTCGCCGTTTTCGACGGCCTGGAACGCCATCTGCTGGAAGGCGAACGAGACCGAGTTCCCGGCGTCATGCTGCACCGAGAGCGTCGCCGTACCGGTAGTCTGCGCCACCAGCGTGTTGTATTCGGTCGATCCGTAGAGCAGCCGGGACGTGAACTGGAAACTGGGCACGCGCGCGCCGATCTCCATCCGGCCGCGGATCTGTAACCCATTCTGCTCTCCCGATCCAGGGAAGAAACCGGCATTCAGCAGCAGGTTATTCTTCCAGCCGATAGAGGCCGAGAGAATGCGCTTAGTGGCCACGTAGTCCACGCCGTTGACCGTCAAGGCCATCGACGCCGCCAGCATATTATTCTCGAGCGTGAGCGCCGGCACGGTGACAGCGCTCGGCGTAGTCAGCAGCCCGGACCCCACCCAGTTGACCGTCATCTTGGAAGACTTCGGACCGGGCCCGTAATTCGCCTGGTACAGGAAGTCTTCTACCGCGCACCCGATGTGCAGGTTATCGACACAGTTTCCCCCACCTTCCGAAACTTGCTCGACAAGCGAGAAGTACGGAAGCTCCAGAGTGGTTCCGGGGTCGAGCGGCGTGATCGTGTAGGTATACGGCGCGGCCGATCCCACTTGAACCACGTTACCCAGCCCGAAGGCCGCCGCCCACGTCACGAACTCCGCCGAGGCGTATTTCTCCAGCCGGTTCGCCACCTCGTAATGCGAGGGGTAGGTCTCCGCGATGAACTCATTCGCCTTGCCGATCTCCGCCGCGTCATTCTCGAAAATCGGCTTCGGCGTGGTGAGATCCGCGTTGAGCTTCTTCAGCCGAAGAAACGTCGCGCCGGCGGTTCCGATGGCCGATTGCTTTCCCCGGCCGAGGCCAAGGATTAGCTGTTGTACTCTCGCTGCCATTGATTACTCCTTAGCCGAGCCAGTCGGCGTGTATTGCACGAAACCCTGCACCATATAGGGCGTCAGTGCCGCTGAAGTCGCCGCCACCAAAACCACCTGATTTGTGTGGGGGTGGCGCAAGTACACTTTTCCAGGGGGGGCCGGCGCGACGGGTGCGGGCGCGGGTTTCTGCGCCGCCACCACCTGATCGATAGCCGCCTTCACGTCGGCCATTTCCTGTGCGAGATCCGCCATCAGTTGTCTCCTATCTCGGGAAGCACAAACTCCCCTCGGAATATGTCGAGTTGATCCTCATCGAGCAGGTGGGCGATGCTCGGCGTATCCATGATGTCCAGTTCCGGCAGAATGTTGATGTACCGGATATTCGCGCTCGCGCCCGATGGCGGCCGGTTGCAGATCGTCCACCACAGATCCTCATAGCCCACCGGATCGTTACTGCCCGCCATGTTGCCCATCCGCAGATACACGGCGATGCGGTGCTTCCAAATCGCGTACCCGTTGAAGTTGCCGCCGAGCGTCCCTTCCCACGTCACCAGGACCGAAGGCGCCGGCATCTTGTAAATTGCCTCCGCCAGGCGATGCTCGGCGCCGAGGAGGTAATGGAACGCCGAAATCCGGACGTTCGCGTTTCCGCTGGAATCCGTCACCGTCATCGCGGTAGCCAACTCCGGTATCCCCTGCAACGTGGCCACCACCGCATCCGTGATGAGTTTAGGGTTTAGCATCAGGTGGCCCTCAGCTTCAACGTGGCCCCGCCGGTCGGGTCCGCCTCCGCCTCAACTTCCTGCACCATATAGGTCACGCCGTTGAACACAATCTGATCGCCGTGCTGCAGAGACGGAGTGATCGTCTCGAAATTGACCCACACCCGGAGTACGGCCGTGCCGGGTCCAAACCCCGGCGGGTAATCCTCCAGCATGGCCGGCCGCACCGGATTCACCGTGATGGACTGGGAAGTGAGCCACCCCCCAGCCCCATCCTGCGGCATGAACGTGGCGGGCAGGCCGAACTCGGCCGACACCGCGGCGTTCAGTGTTCTAACTTCGTCTGCCCATGCCATGTTATTGAGCCGGGGTGATAAACAGAGTGCCCGCGCCGGTGACCTGGAGAACCGCCACTTCGTTCGTGGGATCGACCACGAAGTACTCCGGCTCCTTGGCGGGCAGAAACATGCTGGTAGCGGTAGCCGTTGGGCTGGCCCCAATCGCGATGTAGCAATCGACGGTTGAAACGAGCCGAATCACCGAAGCGCCAACCGCGGCCGACGCCGCCGACGCAGCGCCAATGGTCACCGTCAGCGACGTACCGGGGCTGATGAACGGCAGGACCGCGCGAGAAACCGATGCAGTTTTCATAGTTATAACCAGGCGCAGATTTTGAACTTGGCTCCCGCCGGGACCGTCAGAACCAGGTTGCCAGCGGTATGGACGCCCTCGGTGACAGTGAATACGTCCCTGGTCAGCCACGCCAGAACCTTAAACTTCACGCCGGCCGTCACCGTCAGAACCACATTGGTCGAGGTGTGCGTCCCTTCGCTTACCGTGAAAGGGTCCGCGCTCGTGGCGCTGTTATCGACCACCGATACCAGCACCCCGCCCGGCGCCGCGCCCAAACCGTGCGCGATGTTCTGCGCCGCCCCCGTCCCGGTCTGCACCGTGGACAGAAACTGCGCCGCCGGGCCTGGGTCCTCAATGGCAATCAGCACGCCGACAGGCGCCGCGCCCAATCCGTGGGCGACATTTTGCGCCGCCCCCGTCCCGGTCTGGAGCGTGGACAGGAACACCTGCTGCTTCGAGGGAAAGATCCCCTTGAGGTTAGGGTGTGGCCCGTTGGACTCGAAGGAAGGGGCGTCGATGGGGACTTTGCTGATCTCTCTCACTTTCTCTTTTTCCCCTTTCCTGGATCGACCGGGGCTTTCTCCTGGCTTTTACGCTTGGCGATAACCAGGTCGATCTCTTCCTTGGTTCCGATATACCGCTGTTCGTACAACTGCCGCGCGCGAGTCATCTGTACCTTGTTCGCCGGGTCCGGCGCGGGATATTCGTCGTCTTGCGGCCCGGTCAACTTCCCAAACGGGCGCAAAACAAAGAGGGGCGGAACTCCGCCCCTCGTAAGTCGCGCCCATGATTCTCTCCGTAGAAACATGGGACCTCCTTAGACCGCGCTGATGATGTTGTTGAAGAAGAAGCCGCAGTCTTTGGCGACCACGGCCATCGCGAAAGCGGAATCGATCTCGACGCGATCCGACGCCAGGTGCTCCATGCGAAAGCTCTTGATGCGAAGCCCGGCGCCACCGGTCTGTCCGACCAGCCCGGTCCAGTTGAAGGTATAGCCGGCGCTCGGAGTCAGAAGGCCGGCATTCTTCGGCCGGTAGAACAGGGCCGCGCTCAGGCCGCCGATGAAGGAGTTCGATTCGGCGGCGCCTTCGGCCGCGGTGTTGTATACCGCGTCCATCACCAGGACCTCTTCGAGTTCGAGGATCTCCGCCATGATGCGGCGGGTGGCCATCGCCGGGTTCGGCGCAGTCTGGCCGTACTTGGTGCGGTCGATGAACTCGGGGTGATCCACGAGCTTGTCAAACACGGGGCGGCTGAAGACCCCGATGTTACCGGTGAACCCGCCGCTCGACAGGCGCATCTGCGTCTTGGCGTGGCGGATATCGGAGATGGGGCTGCCGTTCGGGTAATTCGCCGCGTCCCAGTACATCGCGTGGGTCGAATCCGCGGTAGCCTGGCCGCTCAGACTGTTCGTCCAGGCGCTGGACTGGAAGTACTGCGAGGCCCACTGATTCTCGCGCCGGATCAGCGCCTTCTGGGTCAGGAAGATCGTGGCGTCGCGGTCGGGGGCGAGCGGAGAGTCGCTGTTGGCGCGGATCTGATCGTCCACGTCCTTGTGAAGCGCCCACACGTCGCACGTGTAGGTACCGGTCGAATCCATGTTGTAACCCGATCCGGCGGATTCCGAAGCCAGCGCGCGCTTCTGCATCTCGTCGCGGTTCCAGTCGGAGCGCTTGTAGAGCCAGTAGAGATCGCTCTTGTTCTCCACCGGGATCGCCGGAAATGCGCGATCCGCGACAAACTCCACGCCGGCCGCCTCCTGGCTGAAAGCCACGGAGATGTTGGTAAGCGGGCGATTCACGTGAACGTCTTGCAAAGTCGGTTGAGGCATCTAATTCTTGTTCTCCTTTTTCGTGAGTTATACCCGCTTATCCGAGTTGGATGAGCGCGTAGGACAGTTCGACCACTGCCGTGCTGTTTCCCGCGGCGAAATCCGCCGAAGCCGCGTACAGGTCGATTCCGGCATTCGCGGTAATCGCCTGTCCGCCCGCCGCCGGAGCGGATCGGAGCATCAGGTCGGCATTCGCCGCCGCCTGAATGGTGGACGCGGCGACGCCGCCGGTGACGCTCAGGTCGGCGGTGGCGCCGTGATAGACGGGAGCCACTACGCCGCCGCCGGTAAACTGCACGGAGCCGTAGGTGAACTGCAACGTCATCCACTCGAACGCCAGGGCGTACCCGGCGCCGGGGGCCGCCACCAGGGGCACCGGAGCGCTGTGCAAGGTCGCGATCTGGGCCGCGGTGAGCGCCACGCGAGCCTTAAGCGTGTTCACGTAGGAGCCGCTTGGCACGAAATACCCGCCAGTAAGCAACACGGGGATAATCACGCCCGCCCCGCCGCTGCTCGCCAGAGCCCGCGCCCGGACCCAATTCCCGGCGGTGGCCGTGATCGCCCTCCCGCTGCCATCCACCATGAGCGCATCCCCGGCGGTCACGGCGGCGCCGGTGACGACCTTGCTCACGCCGAGGATGCCAACCTGACCCTCGACGCCTTGACCGTTCGGCTTGTCCTGGAGTATCCCATCCGCGACGGCGCCGGCCGCCGTGAGGGCGAGTTGCCCGGACGAGTTGGTCGTAACGAAAAGAAACTGATCGCTCGACAGATCCGCGCTCGCCGGAACACCGATACTGCGTAATCCTTGCTCGTAAGCCATGTTCTGTTTTCTCCTTTGCTTGGTTGTTCCAGCGAACTTACTGGCGCTCGCTGAGTTGGTAGCCCGCGTTCTCCAGTTGGCGGACCAGCGCGCCGGCGTTATGCCGCGCCCGGAAGGCTTCGTAGACCTCGGGATTGGCTTCGAGAGCTCGCGCCGTGGCCTGCTCTTTGGTGAGTCCGCGGCTCTGGCCCGTGACGTACAGGTTATCCACGAGGGTTCCCTTGTTCTGACGCGCGAACGTGGCGGCCTCGGCTTCGAGATCCTGCATACGCGCGGCGCCCTTGTTGGGGTTGACGGTCGAAACGATCATGTGACTTTCGCTCTCCTTCACTCGCGCGGCGGTCAAGGCTTCGCTGACTTCCGCGACGGACTTGTTGCTGGCCAGGTAATCGGTGGCCGTTTCCGGGCATCCCGCCATATTGCACAGGGCGCTGATTGCCTGAATGTCTTCCACGGTGCGAGACGCCTTCAGCGGCGCGGCGCTCGGAGTGAGCGCCAACGAAGCAGCGGCGGCTTTCTTGCCCTCTTCCGGTTGCTCGGCCGGCGTCGGTTGCTCTTCGGGATCGAGTTCGGCTCCGCACGCGGAGCAGAACTTGTCTCCCTTGGCCGCGGCTTTTCCGCAGGCATTGCACGTTCTGGTCTTCTGTCCGCCGTCCGTTTCTGCGGCGGCGGCCGTCAATTTTGCCATTTGTGTGTCTCCTTTGACTGGCATTGCGGCTGACGCCGCGAGAATCGATAACGTGGACCCGCCGGCCAGCGCGTACAGCGCCTTCAGCGCGTCATCCACCGTCCCTACTTCATCCGCTAACAGCGGAACCGCGTTTTCCGCCCAAAGCAGCCCGGCCTCAAGCGCGACGATATCTTTCGCGTCGGCCTTTCGGTTGCGGGCCACGGTGGATTCGAAGATGACTCCCTCGCGGTCCACCTCCGCCTGTATGTCGGCTTCGGCGCCTTCGGACAGCCCCTCGTGCGGATTCCCATCCACCTTTTTGGCCCCGTGGTGGATGTACTTGTACTTCAAGCCGGTTTGTTCGTCCCAGCCGGATTCATCGGTATGCAGAGCGTAGACCCCGACGGAACCAACCGTGCCGGTCCGCGTAACGTAGACCTTATCCGCCGCGCTCGCGATTGCATAGGCCGCCGACAGAGCCATGTCGTCCGCCACGGCGTAGATTGGCTTCAACCCGCGAGCGGAGTAAATGAAGTCCGAAAGCTCGAAGCATCCATTCGTTTCCCCGCCCGGAGAATCGATATCGAGCAGGATCGCTTGCACCCGCGCATCGTTCACCGCGGCGGCGAACTGCTTTCCGATGCCTTCATACGACGTGCAGCCGCTCCACGCCGACATCCAGGACTCTTTTTTGAGCAGAGTGCCCGTAACGCCGATCACGGCCACCCCGTCAACCACCTGGTATTCGGCTTCGTTCTCGCCGGCGGACCCGTACCGCTCGGCGAGTACCGGCGTCACTTCGCTACGCGGTACAAGCTGCGCGTCAATCCCGATCCGCGGCCCCAGCGCCTTGATGATTACCTCCAGCTTCGGAGGGTGCAGCATCAAGGGAGTGTTGATGAATCGAGATGCTACGTGAGTAAGATTCTTCATTCCCTTTTCCCTTTCTCCCGGCGATACCTACCAGTCCGTCAGTTCGGACAGTCTGGAGACCGGGGCGGATGTTCGCCTTAGAACGGGCATCAGCCCCTCGCCGGAAAGCACAAATGTGACGCTTTCCGCTTGCGGATCAACCTTGACCCCAGTCACCGAGAGATCCTCGCGCAAGTGCAAGATCTTCGTGATGTCCTCGTACGAAAGCTCAACCGCGCCGCGCGTCTTGCTCATACCTGCGCCTCGCCTTTGTCGGCGTCTTCCTTGATTTCGCCTTCGGTGAGTCCCGCGTTGCGGCCAGTCAGCACCTTTCGGCCATCGGAATCGTAAGACAGGCCCTTCGCGTCGGCCCGCTGGTTGTCGGCCTGCTGTTGGGCGTCCAGCGCTTCCGCGTCGCGTCCCGTCGCCGCCACCTCCCAAGAGCGAGTGCTGAATCCATCCCGGACTGCTTTTTCGGAAGCCGCGATGTCTTTTTCCGGGTCCACCCACGGCCAGCCGGGAGTAACCCAATGCGCGTCCTCGAACGGTCGCGGGTCTTTGTTGTATTCCTGCATCAGCTCGACGCCGAATGCCAGGCACAACATAGCCTCGCGCATCCACCGCCGGTAGATCGGGTGGCAAACTTGGAAGATGAAGACGCTGTATTGGAATTGTTCGCACTTGCGCCGAAACTCCAGCAGGCCGGCGCGGATCGAAGAGAAACTGACGCCTTTCAGGTCCCCGGTAACCTGCTCGTAAGTGCATCCGCATCCAATCGCGAAGGCGTGCAGGCAACTCACCATGAACTCGGGGAAGCTGCCATTGCCATCGACTGTCGCAAACTGGATTTCCTCTCCGACGTTCAAGACCGGGAAGGTTCCGGGCTCTAACTTCGCAATCGCCGCCGAAGGATCTTTCGGCTGGTTGACCGTCGTGTCGGCCTTGAGTATCTGACTGTCCGGGGTAGCCTGCTTGATGAACCCCGTTATCATCGAAGACACTTCCTTGCGGAAGAGTTCCGAATCGGCGTATTTCTCTAGCGAGTGGAGTTTCGCCAGGACGGCCGTCAACCACGGCTCGCCTCGAAACTGCCCGGCGTGAAGCGGACGATAGACGTGCAAGATGTCCGGCGCCGGAACGCGCTCCACCGTCAAGGCGTCCATCGGAAAGAAGAGCGTTTCTCCGGGATGCGCTTTCCAGAAGTGGTAAGCGGCGCGGCGGCCGTCCGGACGGAACTCAATGCCGGAACGGACGTAGTTTTCCGGCGGGATATTCTCAATCGCGTTGCGCCAGATCGGCAACTGCTCGGATTCCATCAACTGCAACTGGATCGGGACCGCCAGGCCCTCCTTTTTGGGACGCGGGCGGAATCGGACAAATACCTCGCCAGCCTCCATTACCTCGCGGGCGATAATCATCTGCTGGCCGTAAAAGTCGGTCTGCCCGGAGCATGGATTCTTCGGTTCGTACTCCACGTCGGATTCACGGGTCCATCGGTTCCACGTCTCCGTGATCTGAGCGCGCACCTGCGCATCGGGGTGCGCGGGAACCAGCCGGATGCCGCGCCCCACTGCGTTCGCCGTGAACGAATCCACCGCCGCCCGCGCCCACGGGCTATTCCGCACTGCATCGCGCGAGCGGGCCAGCAACTCCAGCCCATAGGAGTACAGGAGCGTGTTCTGCCCCAGCCGGGTGGGGTTCCATCGGTACCCGCGCCGGCCATGGCTGGCCGCATCGTACGGGTAGTTTCCCATGCTCCGCGTTTTCGGCACGGGCAGATCGGTATGCCCGGCGTGGAGAGCCAGGCTTCTCAGTGTTTCTATGGCCATGTGGTTAGAACCCGGAATCGGTGAAGATGCGCACCTGGCGGATCTGAGGCGCCCCTGAGTTTTGCGCGATGTTATTCAGAATCTCGACGCGCGCAGCTTTCAGCTCCTCGACGGAGCGATAGCGCGTCATTTTGTCCCCCTGCCTCACCTCCAGGGTTTGGCTCGCAATCGCGGCGTCGATATTGGAAAGGTCGCTCGCAGTCCACGGCATCAGTTAGTCTCCATTCGAAAGCGGGGATTCCTCCCCGCGGGCCTGTCAGACGCCGCGGGCGGCCTCTGATTCGGCTGTATCACTGCCAGCCGGTCTTCAAGTGCTTTCCAGTGCGACTCTTGCGCCTGGTCAACGCCGCAGTCCCAACCCGCGGCGCGCGCGTAATTCCGGCAGTCGAGAGCTTCGTTCCGGCCATCCTTGCGCCATTCCATCCGCTGGCGACCGTTCTTGAGCTTCCTGGACACCAACTGCTCGGCAGTGAGTTGCCGAAAGTGTTCGTCGCCGTAGTTCTTACCCTCGGGGAAGTGGCAATAGCCGGGCGGAAAACCGATGCCCTGCTCGCGCTCCTGCGGCGTCGGAGGCCGGAGTCTCAACCGCGAGTACAACTCCCCCTTGAAGAACGACACCGCAACGCGCTTTAACTTCAGGCCGAACTTTCGCCCGCCCACTACAACGTCAACCGATGATGGCTGACTGACGGGAACTCCGCTTAGTCCCGCCCTATCATCGCCCTTGATCGCAGTTACCCGGTCTTCGGGCTGCGTACGCACCCAGGCGTACACGTCGTTAGTCATGGTTCCGTCGCCGGAATCCACGAACATCCGAGAAATCAGTAGCCGCGCGCCCGACTCATGCGGAAAGGTCTCATTGACAACATCGGCCAGTTTCGCCCATACGGCCGGCTCCGATGTGCGCCCCTCCAAGATCCGGTAATCGATAGACCAGCTTTCGCGGTTGCGTCCCCAAGCGACGATTTCGACCTCGATACGGTCGCGCTGAATGTCCACGCCGGCCGTCAGAATCAGTCCGCCGGCGGGTACCGTTCCGGGCGTGTACTTCTCGCGCCGCTCGATGAGCGTCCGGTATTCCGGGGCTTCGCCCGGCTCTTCCCATAACTCGGCCAGTTGCTCGTTAATGAAGGTCTTGCGGGCTTCGTTGTTGCCCTTGGAGCGCAGATACTCATCCACAAGCGCGCTTAGGTGCGTTCCGAGCCTGGCCAGTCCAGACACCCGGAATCCAGCTATGCCGTTGAACGGCGCGGTGGCGCGATAACTCCCGTTCAGGCTGGCGGCCCAGCGGTCAACGTCGCTCCACTCGGCACTGCACTCCCTGTTGGAGCAAACGTAGCGAGCCGACGCGCACTGCTTCCTTCTTGTAGGGGCCGCGGACTCCCACTTTACCTGGGACCACTTGGGCGCCTGGAACTCTCCGCATCGCGGGCAGCGTAATTCGTACTCGCGCTTGTCGCTCTCTTCGTACGCCTGCTCGATCCGCGAGTATCCCTTCGCGGTTGGCGTGCAGGCGAGCATCGTCTTGCGATTCCAGAACTCCTCCTGGCGCCCTTGCGCCATCGAGATCGGATCGCCCGCGCCGCCGGCGGATGCCGGATACTTATCGATTTCGTCGCAGAACAGGTAGCGAATCGGGAGGGCTGCCAAGTTTCCCGGCGAAGCCGACGCGACTACGGAAAGATGCCCTCCAGGGAATGCTTTGTACTCGAAGGTGTTTTCGCCGCTGCGGGATTTCTCTACCGACACTTTCCCCCGCAAGCACGGGGTATCGCGCAACATGGGCGCGAGGCGGATCTTCGACCACTTTTTGCAGTCCGTGTCGCGAAACTGAACCACCAGCATCGGGCCGGGGTCCTGATCGATGGCGTAACCGAGACAGTTCAGTTCTATTTCCGTCTTCAAGGTCTGGCGCGCGACCATCATCACAATCGTGTGAACCGTGGGGTCGGTAAACACATCCATCGGTTCGCGCTGGTAGGGCCGCGTCTGCCACTGTCCAGACCTGGCGCTCGATTCGGGAGACAGCCTCCGCTTAGAGTCCGCCCATTCCGTCACCGTCAGTTT